TTCCTTGAGTTCCTTGAATACCAGTTTCACCTGCTGACGTGAAAGTAACAAAATCTAAAATATCATTTTCTGCTGCTCCAGTTGCAAGAACAACTGAAGTTCCATTAGTTGCCGTGTAATCAGCAGCACTTAATCTAACACCGTTCAAATATACTTCAAGATATCCTGCAGTGTATGAAACGCTGAACGTTGTTTGATCAGCAGTCGCAGTAGCCGTTGTTGTTGATCTACTATATGAAACACCTGTTGCGCCCTGAGTTCCAGTGGCACCCTGAGCACCAACACCCAGATCCATTTCAACAAAGTCCAGAACATCTCCAAGAGATGCGCCAGTTGCAAGAACAATAGAAGAGCCATCGGATGCTGTAAACTCACCACTATTCAATCTGATACCGTTGAGGAATACGTCAATATATCCTGCGGTATATGATACTGAGAATGTTGTTTGTCCTGCAGTTGCTGTAGCGGTAGAGACTGTTCTTGAAGGAGAACCACTAAATGATCCAGTAAGACCTTGAATTCCCTGAAGTCCTTGGACACCTATTGGCCCTTGACCTTGATCAATTTCTACAACAGAAACAGAATCTCCCAACTCAGCAGCTGAAGTTAAAACAACCGATGTACCGTTTGTTGCAGTATAGTCATCTGCGACTAGTCGAATACCATTAACATATACATCAATATATCCAACTTCATATGATACGGTAAAGGTGGTTTGTCCTGCCGTTGCAGTAAAGTCTGTATCCGTTCTTGCGGGTGTTCCACTAAAAGTACCGGTAGCGCCCTGAGCTCCTTGTGCTCCAACAGTTCCTTGAGCACCTTGACCCAGAGTGGTCTCAACAACATCAAGAATATCACCAGATTCAGCTGCTGTTCCAAGAACAACTGAAGTTCCATTTGATGCCGTAATATCAGCAGCACTTAATCTAACACCGTTTAAATATACATCAATTTGGCCTACCGTATATGATACAGTAAACGTTGTCTGACCTTCAGTGGCAGTGAATGATGTTACATCATGTGCTGGAGTTAGATTTAAAGTTCCTTGAGCACCTTGAGTTCCCTGAGCACCTGTGGATCCTTGAGCACCAACACCAAGAGTTGTTTCAACAACATCAAGAATGTCTCCTGTAGAGGCACCTACTGCCAGTACAACAGATGTTCCATTGGTTGCAGTATATTCTCCTTCGTGAAGTCTAATACCATTTAGATAGACATCAATCTGACCAGCAGTATATGAAACCGTAAACGAAGTTTGGCCATTAGTAGCAGTAAATGATGTTACATCATGTGCTGGTGCATTAGTGACGGATCCAGTAGCGCCCTGAGCACCCTGGGCCGCATTAATTCTGATTGTAGATATACCAGAACTTGTATGTGCTGTTGCTGTTACTCCAGTTCCTACAAAATTAACTGAGGTTATTCCTGTTCCTATTGTAGTACCGTCACTAGCAATGCCAACACCAGAGACAATACCGGTTAATGCCGATCCATCACCAGCAAAAGAAGTAGCAGTGACAATTCCAGTTACTGTGACACCGCCTCCAGTGGTTTCAAATTTCTTGGAGTTGTTATAGTATAAATCTACAGATCCACCAGTAATAAACTGAGCCTTTGTGGTTGAACCACCTGGATCTTTAAATATCAAATCAGTGGCATTAATATTAAGATTCCCACTGCCAGTTTCTGAAATGACACTATTATTGTTATTGGCGTTATGGAATATTGCTAAATCATTTCCTGCACCAAAATAAATTCTTTCATTATCTGCAACATAAACATCACTACTAAATGTTGCATCTCCACCAAAATTTACATTTCCACTAAGAGTGGTAATTCCAGTAATTGTGGCATTACCAGAGACGTGAAGTTGTTCTGTTGGATTGGTGAGACCAAGGCCAACATTTCCCTGAGTAAAATAAGTGTTATAACTATCCGTTCCAGTACCGACCCTAAATGGGTTGATCGCAATAACCGTCGTGCCAATACCTACGTTTTTAGAAGCGTAGAGATATCCGTCGTAGGTATTAAGAGCTACTTCGCCCAGAGGGAGTTGATCTGCTGTTGGGACTTTCCCATAAACAGCCGACCGTTTTAGCTTAATTATTGGATCTGCCATCTAAGTGCCTATGTAGTCAGACCACCAGTATATACTGGCGTTTTTAATATTTATGCAAACTCGCCTGCGTCCTTAGATGTTCTTTTTGGTTTTGGTAACCTAGATTCTAATTCTGAAATTTTGGAATTTAACAGTTCAATTGTTTGCCTATATTTTAACTCTCTTGCCTCAAGAGCAATATTTTGATTTATTGAATCGAAATATTTGTTTTGATATACAGAAATCAAATTCTTATAGTCTTGTTCATCCATAAAAAAAGAGGGAGATTAACTCCCTCTATTTAGACTATGTTGGGAGATCAGAATGAACCACCATCGATTGTGGCGTTTGTAATTACAACCGTACCACCGCTACAACCTATTACTTCATTAGTGCCACCACATCCAGAGACATACAGAGAAGCAACTTCTAATGCACCGCCAGTATTATTAGTCAGAACTCCTGAGGATTCGGAAACGTCTGCGGAAACAACAACTCTAGAAGTACTATCATCCCAGTAAACACCTGCTTTTTTAGCAGAACCAGAATAATAGTTGAACAGAACACCAATGTCCTTGTTTAGGTCAGATGATGGTGCAGATCCATCAACCATACCAAGATCAAGAAGTTGATCTTCAATGGTTGTCTGAGAAGTATTAACCTGCGTTGTTGAACCATTAACATACAGGTTTCCACTAACAGTCAAGTTCTGAGCAAGTTCAACAGCACCAGTGCTATCGGTAATTGTAATAGCGGCAGTGCCATCATTTGCCTTAACAGCAGATGCTTGAACGGTTGGAGTTGTTACTGAAGTTGTAACTGTAACAGCAGAAGGAAGACCAATTGTTACTGTTTGACCAGAAGCAGCTGTTTCAATTTCGTTTGCAGTACCTGCAATAGTTAGAGATTGTGAATCAAGATCTACAGCACCAGTTCCAGAATCTCCAGCAACATCAAGATCTTGAGCGGTTACTTGAGAATCGACATATGCTTTAATTGCTTTCGCTGATGCAAGACTATCATCAGAAGCAGAAACGGTGGCAAGATCAGTGTCAACCGATGTAATTGCAGTTCCGCTACCAAATGTAGTATTGGTTATTGTTGCATTTGTAATCGTTGCGGTTGCTACTGTAGCTGCTGTAGCAACATTAATATTATCTAACTCAACAACACCAGCAATATCGTGCGTTGCTCCATTGACATCCAGAGAACTTGTTACTGTAAGAATGCCAGCAATAGTAACATCATCAGGTAGACCAACCGTTACAGTTCCATTTGATCTAGAGACATTAACCTCGGCATCAGTTCCAGCAATCGTGAGAACAGCACCACTAGCACTATCAGCAAGAGTTACATTTCCAGACGAAACTGAAAAATCTCCATTATCAAATGATGCAACACCCTTATTAGAGTCTGTTGCATCTTCTGCAGCAATAGTGATTGTATTATCACTTACTGTGGTGTCAATGGCTTCCCCACCAGTAAAGGTTAATGTATCGGTTAAAAGGTTAACAGTGTCATCAGAACCAGAATCAGCACCAACTGTTAAAGTAGCTACTGCATCAATGAATGATAGAGTTCCAGAACCATTTGTGGCAAGAACCTGATTATTACTACCATCTGTCCCTGGCATTGTATATGTTACAATACCCGCAAGACTATCAGGTGCTTTGAGGGTGATGAAAGAAGTGCCGTTATCAGTGCCTTCTACTAAGTTAACTCCACTTCCAACTGTAGCAGAGTTAATTGACCAATATCTACCAGATCCAACAAATTGATTATTTGATGTCGTGGAATCGATACCAACATAAAGATCATAACTGTCGGTAGTAAAGCCTGGTTCACCTGCCCTCAGTCCAGGGAGATTGCTAAGGAGGCCTCTCTTAAACTGAATTACGGGAGCCGCCATCTTCTTTAATTTACATTACTTTTTACTATTTAGACTAAAAAGAACCTGCATCTATACCATCAAATTGTATGTTATTTGGATCTACAAGTTCTTCCACAACATCTACAAAAGTTTGTGGTATTGTTTGAGTAGTTGATAATGCTGTATCTATGTCAATCAAATCAAATTTTCCTGCAGAAGCATTATATCTCATTACGTGTTTTCTTTTTGAATTATTAAGAATTCCAAAATTAGTATCACCAAGATCTCTTAATCTAGTTGCCATTAGAATCCTCCACCATCAAGACTATCAATTTGAATTTGGCCAAGATCCAATTCTCCTTCAAGCGTGGTTACAAATGTGTCATCAATATCGGAGTCTTCTGCAGATGTAGCAAGAAGTTCGTCCGCAGTAATTAATACAAATTTATTAGTTACATTATCATAAGAAACAATCAAACCATCTTTTGTTGCATCAAGAGTTCCAAAATCAGTATCTCCCATCTCTTCAACTTGAGATGGATTACGAACGGATCTAATGTTTGGTTTTGTTACGGTGCGTTTTTTTGCTACTGTATTTGGAGTTGTTACTTTTTTAACTACTGGCATGATTAGGTCGTAGTAATGCCTGCTTCTACCAAAGCCATCCCTTCTACCAATCTAGAAACTGCACCAGAAGAGGATTGTAAACGAACATCATATTGATATCTTCCTGGAGTTAATCCAACAGTAACTCCACTTGTCATGGCAATCGACACTTCGCCTGTAGATGCTGTTATTGAAACTGAAAATGATGTGGATGATGTAGAACTAAAATGTTTTTTTATTCTAGCAGTTCCAGTATAACCAGCAAGGTTTGATGCAGAACCATCACTTTCGGTTGAAGTGAAAGTTTCTCTAAAATCCGCACCTTGAGGAATAACTATATTAATAACAGGATTTGCTGCCATGATCCTTTTTTAACTATTTAGTCTCGTCTTTATCTATATTGCTATTCTTCAAAAGTTTTGATAATTCTGCAGTAGAACCAACAAAGAGAGCATTGGTTACATTAGTTGGACCTTTAGTATGGGTTTCTTCTTCAACATCTTTAAGTTTCTTTTGCAACTCCATTAACTTATCCGTAGCATCAGCCACATTTTTGATTAATTGACCAGCAACCTCATATGCTCTAGGCATTTCACTCTCTTGTGCTAACTCAAGAATTCCATTAATTGCTTCTTGTCCCTTTTCAATAATGGAATATAAATTACCTCTCGTATATTCATAATCTTTTTTTATATCTTCCACAGAAGAAGTAGAAAGATTCTTTGGTTCTTCTTTTACTGGATCCGTAGAAACGATGTCTGCAGCAACATCAAAAGTTTCATTGAGTTCATCAAAATTTTTTGTCATTTTCATTTCTCTATCAATAACTTACACTGAAACCAAAATCGTCTCCATCTTGAATGAGTGCATCGTCCGCATTTGTAATGGACTTAATCTCCTCCCCTCTAACATGTTTG